GACTAGCCCATGCTCGCCCTCAAGCCCATCCCAGCCACGCCGACGCACTGCCGCGCATGCGCGCGCGAGCTGCCGCCGTTGCGTAGGTGGGGCGGCTTGTGTGAGCGCTGCGTCGTGACGCACCGGGCGCCGCCGCTCAGCGACCCGCTCGAGCGCGACTGGATTATCGTGCACACGAGCACGCGCCGGCGCCCGAACGGCGAGCTAGAACAGTACATGCGTATCCGTTGCCGGTGTGGTGTCGAGCGCTTGATTGCCGCTTCGGCGTGGCGCCAGCGCCGCTCGTCACGTTGCAACCGCTGCCGCATGCGCCGTGAACGCCGCGGCACCGGAGGGCTCGCCAATGCCACCTAAGAAGAGCTCAAAGCCAAAGAAGCCCCAAAACGGGCGCCGTAAAGCCGTGCAAAATCGCAAGCCTGCAACGACGGTTCCCCTTTCTCGACAACGCAAGGTGGCAAATATTACAGATGTAATACAGGTTTCCGCACCATCGCGCGCGCGTAGGCGCCCACCGCGAGTGCGGAAACATCCCGACCCGCCGCCGCTGCCGCCAGCACCGAACGTCGGCGGCCGGCCAAGCCTGTACACGCCGCAGCTGCATGAGCGTGTCTGCGCGCTAGTCGCCGTGCGCGTGCCGATTCGCACGGCTTGCCAGCTCGAGGGTATCGGCGCGCGCACGCTCTACGACTGGCGCGAGCGCGGCAAGCTCGGCCAAGAGCCGTTTGCCTCCTTCGAGCAAGACTTGGCGATCGCCGTGGCGCGCGCCGAAGCGACCGCCGTGCAGTTCATCGCGACGGCCGCCGCCGACAATTGGAAAGCGAACGCATGGTGGTTGGAAAGACGCTTTCCGAAGCGCTACGGCGCGAAGCAACAGCTGCGCGTGACTAAGGCGCCCGCCGAAATGACAGACGAAGAGCTCGAAGCGGCCATTGCAGCGCACGGCTATGTGCGCGCACTACCGACCGACCCGCTCACAACTACCGACCGCATCATCATCGCCGAAGAGAGCACCTAACCATGCCCCCGCGCCCCACTATCCCCATCCCGCATTGGTCGACTGCCGGCTCCAACATCGAGCCGAGCGCCGGCAAAAAGTCAGAAGGGTGGATCGTCAACGAGCGCCCTCCGGCCGAGTGGCTCAACTGGCTGCAAAACTCGGCCGGCGAGTGGCTGCAGTTTCTCGCAGACGCGACCGCCGGCCAACCGGTCGCCGACCTGCTGCTCAACTTCGCGAACACGGATGCGTTCGCCGCGCTGATAGACGTCACGACGACGCCGGCGTCGAGCAACTACCGGCTCGTCGCGCGCTTCAAGATCAACTCGAGCATGCATGTGCGCATCTATGCGGGCTCGACTTCGCGGCGCTTACTGCTCGCCTACAACGCGGTGTGGGGCGGCTCGAGCTGGCTCGCCGACAACAACACCCAACCCGCGACCGCCGTCGCGCTCGTCAACGACGGCTCGACGGCCACCTTCGAGTTGCTCTACCACGCTGCGACGCCGTCGACCTGGACAGACGCGGCTTGGTCGCCGGGCGTGTTCACCACGCTCAACGTGCAGGCCATTCACGCGGTCGGCCCGGTCGCTTCGCAGTTCGACGCAGGCATCACGAGCACAAGCGATATCACTGCGGCGACCATGCACGTCACCACGGGGCCGCTCACGCTCAAGAGCACCACCGATATCGCTTACGCGACCGTCGGTGACACGCAGCCGCGGCGCAACGTGTGTATCCCTATGTCGTCGGCTTTCGATATGCGGCGCTATCTAGACCCAGCCGTGTCGCCGCCGACGTACGTCGCTTACTACGACCCCAACGTCGACTGTTGGCGCGGCCAGGTCGTCGCCTCGCCAGCCGGCACCACGTACCCGCTGTTATTCCCCGTCTCGTTACCGCGCGGCGCACTGCGGTGGAGCGTCCGCATGATGTGGCACACGCCCGGCACGCACTTCAACCAGGCGACTCTATACCGCGTGCACCGCGACTTCGGACTCAGCACGCTCACACCCCCGGTGCCGGAACCGCTCGACACCTTCGTGCAGTCGGCCGCGGATATCACGGCCACGGGCGACGCCAACGTCAATGAGTTTGATGTCCAAACGGACCCGGTCGACCCGGCAAAATACGCATATTTTGTGTCGGTGATTGTCGTTCCGAGCCCGACTGGCAACGTCTTGTATAGTCTGCGCAGCTGGTTCGACGACCCGGGCGCGCGCAACGGCTAGCCCGACTGTCATGTGGCGCACCCTAGACACGACCTGTCATCGCTCATAGCTGAGCACCATCGCCGGGCGACGCGTGCAGCACGACGCCCGGCGACGCTGCACGCGTTCATTCAGGCGGCATGGCCGCTTGTCGTGCCTAACGCGCCGTTCGTAGACAACTGGCATCTCGGCGCTCTGTGCGAGCACCTCGAGGCGCAGTCGCGCGGCCAGTTGCCGCGACTCGTGATCAACGTGCCGCCCGGCTCGAGCAAGTCGACGACGGTCTGCGTGATGTGGCCGGCCTGGGAATGGACGTGGCACCCCGGCTCCCAATGGCAATTTGGCGCCTATGCCGACACGCTCGCCGTCCGCGATTCGCTGCGCTGCCGCGGGCTCTTCGAAACCGATTGGTATCGCGACCTATTCGGCGAAGTGTGGACGCCGCAGCGCGGCCGATGGCTCGCCAACTGGCTCCAAAACAACAAGGGCGGCATCCGCCAAGCGATATCGGTCGGCGGCTCACCGACCGGCTTTCACGCGCACCGGCAAGTCGTCGACGATCCCATCAAGCCGCTCGAAGCGCACTCGCCGGCGGCGCTCGAGCGCTGTCAGCGGTGGTGGTTCGAGACCATGGCCAGTCGTGTGTTACCCGGGAACAATACCAGGACCATCATTATGCAGCGGCTGCACGACCGCGACCTCGCCGGGCAAGCGGCCGAGCAAGGGTATGCAGTGCTGTCGATTCCGATGCGCTACTACAGCACGGCCGCGCGCGAGCCGACGCCGCTCGGATGGCTCGACCCGCGCTCGAGCGACGGCGAGCTGCTGTGCGCGAGCCGGTGGGACGAAGCCGAAGTCGAGCGGAGAAAGAAGGAATTTGGGCCCGATGGTTGGGCGGCTCAAGACCAACAAGACCCGGTGCCGGAAGGCGGCGCCATCTACAAACAAGAATGGTTCCACAACTACTACCTCGCGCGACCAGACCTCCGCGGCGCGTTAGTTGTCATCTCGTTCGACTGCGCATTCAAGAGTCACGAGACGAGCTCCTACGTCGCCGGGCAAGCGTGGGCTTTCAAGCCGCCCAATTTCTACCTGCTCGCCGAAGTGCGCGAACACCTCGACTTCGTCGGCACCATCGCCGCAGTGAAGTCGATGTATGCGCAGTATCCCGAGGCATCCGCGGTGCTCGTCGAAGACAAGGCGAACGGGCCGGCCGTGATTGAGATGCTCAAGTCGAGCATTCCGGGTGTGCTCGCTATCGAGCCCGACGGGTCGAAAGAAGCCCGTGCCTATGCGACGCAGCCCATCTTCGCGGCCGGTAACGTCTGGATTCCTGACGCCTCGCTCGCGCCATGGATTCTCGATTGGGTGCTCGAGCACAAGCGCTTTCCCCGCGGCATCGCCAACGACCGCGTCGACGCGCAGACGCAGGCAATCCGGTGGTGTCTCAAGGGCGGCTTCGGCGACTACTACTCCGGGCTCGAGAGTCTCGACGTGTGACCTATTGACACCCCCGCACCCTGCCAATACAGCCCGCCATGGATTGGCGCTCCGACAGCTGGGAAAACGCCGTAACCGGGCTCGGCACGCTGCGCGACAAGCTCCAGGCGCACACGCCGCGGATGCGCAACCAGCTGTCGGACACCGCGCTCGAAGCGCTGCACACCGAAGACGATATCTGCGCGCGCATCGTCGAGCAGTTGCCGGCCGACGCTCTGCGCGAGGGCTTCTCGGTCGCCATCAAGTCCGACCAGGTCGCCGACACAACGACCGTCGGCAAAGATATCGACAAGGTGCTCGCCGGGCTCGGCGCCGAAGCCGCGCTGCGCGAGGCCTGGGTGTGGGGTCGCCTCTACGGCTTCGGCGCCGTCTTTCTCGGCGTCGACGACGGCCGCACGCCAGACGACCCGCTCGACCTCGAAGCCGTCGTGCGTCTCACGCACCTCACGGTATTCCGTCGGACGCAGCTGCAGCAAAACACGTACTACGGCGACCTCTCGGCGCCCAACTACGGCAAAGTCGAAACCTACCGCGTGACCAATCTCGGCGTGCCGCACGGCAGCGTGGCGAAGCCCATCTCGCCGGCCCCGGGCTCGCTCGTCATACACGAGTCGCGCTTGCTGGCGTTCCGCGGCGTGCTCACATCACGCTACGGCGCGCAAGCTGCGTGCTTCTGGGACGACTCCATTTTGCAACGCGTGTTCCAAGCGGTGCAGGCGAGCTCGTCGAGCTGGATGGGCGCAGCCCATCTCATGACAGATGCGTCGCAAGGCGTTCTCAAGATCGCCAACCTCATGCAGCTCATGACGGCGGCGGGCGAAGAGAAGCTGCGCGCGCGCATCAAGTTTCTGGACATCTGCCGCAGCGTGGCGCGCGCCATCTTGCTCGACGAGCGAGAGAGCTTCGAGCGCATCGCAACGCCGTTTAGCGGCATCCCGGAGCTGCTCGACCGCTTCATGATGCGCGTTGCCAGTGCTGCGCAGATGCCAGTGACGGTGCTCTTCGGGCGCAGCCCGGCCGGCATGAACGCGACCGGCGAATCAGACATTCGCACTTGGTACGACCAGGTCGCCGCCGAGCGCGGCAAGCGGCTCACGCCGGCGATCGATAAGCTCGTGCGTGTGGTGATGGCGACCGACAAGGGGCCCACCGCGGGCAAGCAGCTCGACGGCTTCGAGGTCTGCTATCCACCGCTCTGGCAACCGACCGCCAAAGAGCGCGCGGAGACGTTCAAGACGACCGCCGACGCGCTGTCGACGCTCGTCACGGCGAAGATCATTTTGCCCGAAGAGGCCGGCATCAAGCTCGCCAAGGGCGGCGACTTCGACGAGCTCGACGTCGAAGCCCGCGAAGCGGCGCTGCAGTATGAGCTCGAGCGACTCGCCGAGCCAGAGCCGGAGCCAGAGCCGCCGATGCTGCCGCCGCCGAGCAACGGCAACGTGTCGGCGCCGCCTAACGGTCTCGAGCCCCCGGAGCCCTACGAAGCATGAGCGCGGCGGCGCCGCGCTTGCGCTCGAGCTCGGCGCCCGACTTTCCTACGACGGCGCTGCACGGCTACCTCTCCGCGCTGCTCGGCAACAGCCGCGATATCGAGCGCACGCTGCGCGCGCACATCTTGCCGTATCTGCCGACGCTCGCGGACCGCTATGCAGTCGCTGCGAATCGGCGCAACGACGCCCGACGCATGCGCGTGGCTGTCGTCGGCGGTCCGCGCACCGGCAAGTCGACCGCTGCTCGAGCGCTCGCGGATGCGCATGGGCTGCCGCTGCGGCACGCAGACGACCTCATACCGCTCGGCTGGAGCCGCGCCAGCGAGCAGCTCGCGCACGAGATACGTCTCTCCGATGGCGGTATCTTCGAGGGCGTGGCGATCGCGAGGGCGCTGCGCAAGCTGCTCGAGCTTGAGCCGGGACAGCCGCTCGACGCCGTCGTGCGCATGCGCGAGCCGTATGCCGCGCTCACGCCCGGACAAGCGGCGATGTCGGCGGGTCACGACCGAGTGCTCGAAGCCATCCTGCCGGAGCTCGAGCTCCGTGGCGTGCGCGTGCTCGAGCTGCCGGCGCAAGGGCTCACCGCTCGTGCGGCGCTTACGTTCGCGGCGAGCGCCGGTATCACTCCGCGACTCGACGCACGCGACCCGCTGCTCGGCGAACTATTCACGCGCGCGCGTGCTGCGCACCGCTTCGACATTCGCACGGCCGCGCTGCTCGCCGGCCAGCGTGTCGACGAGCACGTGCGCGAGACGCTCGAGCGCCAGGTCGGCGAAGCGCTCGGCTTGTCGCGCTACCAGATTCGCGCCGCGCTTGCGCCGCCGATACGCACCGACGCCATACGCACCGATGCGAGGCGAAAGAAGCCAGCGCAAAAGCTCGCCGCCATCGACCCGCTCACGCCCGGCGGGCCGATCGCCGAGAAGCTCGACAAGTTTGTGAAGAGCAACGTCGCACGCGTAGGCAGCATGACCGACGGCGTGTATGCGGACGTCGAAGCGTCTGTGCGCAAGGGGCTCGAGCAAGGCTTGCGACCCGACGCGCTCGCGGCGCGCATTCTCTCGCAAAACAAATCGCTCAGCGAGACACAGGCGACCATCATCGCCAACGACGCCGTCGGCAAGTTTCACGGCGCGCAGACGCAGCTGAGGCAACAGTCGCTCGGCGTCACTCACTACCGCTGGCGCACCGTGCGCGACCTCAAGGTGCGCCCGGGTCACCGTGCGCTCGAAGGAACCACGCAGGCGTGGGATTCGCCGCCCGTCACAAACTCCAAAACAGGCAAGCGCGCACACCCCGGCTTCGACACGCACTACTATGCGTGCCGCTGTAGCGCGTCGCCCATCATCGACCCGGCGACGATTGCGCCGCCGCCTGACAGCCCGTTCGCACGCAAGCCGGGCGCACCGCCTACGCAACTCCCGTTGCCTAGTGTCCCAGCGCCCACCGTTCCGCGCCGCTTCCCAGTGCGCACAGAGCCGGCGAAGCCCGCCAGGGCGCCGAGAGTAAGGCGCCGCCCGCTGGCGCAGCCAGCGCCGGATGCGCCGGTGCTCATGCAACCGCCGCCGACGGCACCCATCGCGCCGAGCTCGCCGCCGTTGCCTGTCCCGCCGGCGCCGACGCCGCTGCCGCCGACCGCTGCGCCCGCAGTGCCGCGCGGCTTACCCGTGCGCACCGAGCCGGCGAAGCCCGCCAGGGCGCCGAGAGTAAGGCGCCGCCCGCTGGCGCGGCCAGCGCCGGATGCGCCGTTGCTCACGCTGCCGCCGCCGCTGCCGCCGCCGATACCGGCCGCAGACCAGACGCTACTCGCGCCGCTCGAATACGGCGTCTCAGATGCGCAGCTGGCGTATTTGCGCGAAGGCATGCGGGACCTGACTGTCATCACCAGCGCATACGTCGGAGCCACGCCGGCCGAAGTCGACTTGATTGCGACGGGACAAACTCGCACCCAAACCGGCCAGGCTTTCGAGCCGATCGTGATATCGGTCGAGCCGGGCTACATGGAGCTGACAGATGGCCGGCACCGCATGGCGGCGGCTCGCGCAGCCGGAGCGACGCGGATTCTTGCTCGCATCAAGACGCCCGGCGGCCGCGAATATCTGCGGGTGATTCCGATCCCGCGTTAGCTCGCCGACGTCGCAGCGCGGTATGTCACACGGGTGTAGCGCTGCCCACCGGGGCCGATGGCGCGCTCGTCGAGCTCGCGCACGCACGCGCAGCGCTCGCACGACTCGACCAGCACGCCGCTGCCGGCAAGCACCGGCAGCCAGGCATGCACACCGTGAGTCGGACACAGCGGCTCGCGCGGCGGCACCTCGACATAGACCGAGCCAGCCTCACCGCTCGACTCGCACACGACCGACACCTCGAGCAGCCACGTCGAGCAGCTTCGCGCCCGCTGCGAATCCACGTCGACACGTGCGAGCGCTTGCGCCAGCGCCATCTCTGCAGTCGCGCTCTCGACCGCGGTATACGGGGTTGCGTCTTCTGACACGATCCATGTTGCCATCGCCTAACAAGCCTCCTGTGTACGACGAGCTATAGCGCTGCAACTCTAGCGCGGTCAACAGAACGCGGTGCGCAAAACGGTCGCGCGGTACGCTGTGTGTAATGTGTGCATAAGTGCACCGATCCTTCGATGCTCTGGTCGACCGGTGCACCGGTGCGTGTATCCACCCCGGCGCCGGCCGACCGCTCGAGCGCCGTGGCTCACCCGGGGGCTAGCGAGTCACCTGCTAGCCCCCGGGGCGGGAGCGACCGACCGCTCGCCATTCCGGCCGCATTCGGGGGGGGGGCTAGCAAGTCACCCGCTAGCCCCCGGGTCCGGGCGCCCGGGGGTGCTCAGCGCCCGGGGGTAAGGCGCACCGGTGCACCGATCCACCGGAGCACCGGTGCTCTTGACAATCGGCCGCCGTGCCAATACGCGTCCGCGTGACAGTCACGCGCTACGATGCCGCCCGGTTAGGCAACGTCAAAAAGACGTCGCAAGGCTTTCTGCGGGCCCCAGCGCGCGTCACGCGCACGGGCGTCCTCACCTACCACCGGGCCGACGGCACGGTCGTGCGCGAGCTCAGGCGGCCCGACAGCGTCTTCGCCGCAGACTCGCTCGCTACCCTCGCCGACGCACCGGTCACCGACCTGCACCCGCGCGACATGCTCTCGCCCAGCAACGCCAAGCAGCTCGCCGTCGGCCATGTGTCCGGCGCATCCGCTCGAGCGGACGCCGGCAAGTTTGTGGAAGCTCAGCTCGTCATCACCGACGGGCCGATGATTGCGGCCATCGAAGCCGGCGACCGGAGCGAGGTTAGCTGCGGCTACACGTGCGACCTCGTGCACGGCGCAGGCGTGTTCAACGGCGAGCACTACGACGCCGAGCAAAAAAACATCATCTACAACCACGTTGGGATCGGTCCGCGCAACTGGGGCCGCGCTGGCGCCGAAGTCGCGCTGCGACTCGACAGCAAGACGCCTGACGACTTTGCGCTCGGCGAAGGTGCCGCGCGAGCAGTGCTCACGGACGAGCTCAAGAGGGATAGCAACATGGATCTGGTCACCATCCGTATCGACGGAATCGAAGCGCAAGTCTCGCCGACTGCCGCGCAAGTCATGCAACGCACACTCGACGCGCGCGACACCGCGGTGCGAGATGCCGCGGCGAAGCTCGTCGAGCTGCAGAAGCGCTTCGACACGCAGCACGCCGAGCTCGACGCGACGAAGACGCAGCTCGCGCAAGCGGCCGACCCGAAGCGCTTCGACACGGCGCTGCGCGAGCGGCTCGACCTGCTCGACCGCGCTCGCCCAGTGCTAGGCCGCGACGCGAAGCTCGACGGCAAGAGCCCGCGCGAGATCAAAGAGCTCGCCCTCGAAAAGATGAAAGCCGGCGGCAAGCTGCTCTCGGAACGCTCCGACAGCTACGTCGACGCGCTCTTCGACATGACCGTCGACAAGTGGCTCGCTGACAACAAGCAGACCCACAACCGCGGCAACGACCAGACGCACCACGTCGACAGCGGCGACGACACCGATGTGCACGCGATTTTAGCGGGTCGTCGCAACGACGGCAGAGAGCCGCCCAAGCGCGAATACCAGACGCCGCCATGGCGCTCGAAGCTCGCGAGCTCGCGCTCCGAGTAGGCCCACCACACCGACCACATACGAAGGGAAACCCGAACCATGCAACTCACCTATCCCGTCAATCCCGTGATCGGCGTGCACGGCCAGCGCATCGAAAACTGGCCGAGCGCCATCGCCACCGGGCTCGCGTCGGCAGCGATCGTTAACGTCGGAGTCGTCGTCGTCTTCGATACGGCTGCCACCCGCGACCCCAAGTCGGTCCGCGCGCCAGCCACCACGGGCGAGGTCACGACGCAGCTCGGCGTCGCCGGCATCACGCTCTGGGACCATACCTACCCGGAGCCGCCCTACCGGGTCGGCTCGAGCTTGCCCGTCATGCGCAAGGGGCGCATCGCAATCGTCGCAGCGACCGCACTCGTCGCGCACACGAGCCCCTTCGTCCGCTTCGCGGTCGTCGGCGCCGGCAACATGCTCGGCGAGCTCCGCAACGACGCAGACGCCGGCAACGCGGTCGCCGCGCCCTACCTCAACGTGATTGTCGGCGCAGCCGCCGGCGGCGTCGCCATCGTCGAGATCAACCTCTAGCAGCGCGCCAGCGCCAGCCACAGCGCCGAAAGCCCGAAAGTCACAGCCATGAACCATCACATTCTCGACCGGCTCGACTCACACGCGCTCGCTGAGCAGCTCGCGCAGCTGGGTAAGCGTCTAGACGCGACGCAGTTCGCGAACGTCGTGCGCGCCATCGCGCACACGCGCGCATCCATCCACGGCATCGACCGCATCGACGCCAACGAAACGGCGCTCTTCGGTCGCGACCTGGAGTTTATCTCCGCGCGCTTGCGCGAGACGCACAAGCCCGCGCTCAAGTGGCGCCAGTTTGTGCCGGTGAGCTCCGAAGCGCCGCCAGGTGCCGAGACGTGGTCCTATCGCATGTGGGACTCGACCGGCATGGCCGAAATCGTGGCCAATTTCGCCGATGATATTCGCCGCGTCGCCGTGATGGCAAAGAAGCAGTCGTACGACATCGCGACCTACGCGCTCGGCTACGACTACTCAGTGCTCGACCTCGAGCGCGCCGCAATGGCCGGCGTCGACTATCAGAACAAAGAGGCCGAAGCGGTGCGGCTCGGCTTCGAGCAGCGTCTCGAGAAGATCGCCGCCATCGGACAGCCCGGTACGACCATCAAAGGGCTCGTCAATCACCCCAACGTGCCCGTGATTGCCGCGTCCGTTGTGGGAGCCACGTCGGCATGGGGAACCGGCACCAAGACGCCGGAGGACGTGTTGAAAGACCTCATCGCCGCGGAGGATTCGATCCTTGTCGCGACGAACGGCGTCGAGTCGCCCGACACGGCGCTATTTCCGCTGAGCGAGTATCGCTACCTACAGAACACGCCGCTCTACACGGGCGCCGGCTCCGACCCCGAAGACACGATCCTGCGTGTCTACCTCGCGCGCACCGCTTTCGTAAGACAGGTCGATTGGTGGCTGCCGCTCGCCACGGCCGACGCAGCCGGCACCGGCTCGCGCGGCATCTGGTATCGCCGCGACCCGCGTTACGTGCACCTCGAGCTCACGCAGCCGCCCAAAGAGCTGCCGCCGCAAGCAAAGAACCTCGCTCTCAGCGTCGAGAGCTGGGCGCGCGCCGGCGGCGTCGCTTGGGAGTACCCGCTGTCGGCCGTCTACATGGACGGCATCTAGCCCAACCGCGCCACGCCTAACACCGACTCACACCGCGCAGGAAAGCACCCATGGCCGACACAACCATCACTAACAACTCAGCCCACATCCTGTGGATACAGGGCGCCAGCGGTCTGATTAAGCTCGACCCGCTGTCGATAGTCACGATCCCAGCGGCCGACCTCGAGCGGGTCAACGCTACGCTCGCGGGCCCTTTCAAGTGGTACGTCGACACCGGCGAGCTGCTCGTCACCGTGCCGGAGCCGCCGCCGCCCGAAGCCTTGCGAGCGTCAAACCCGAAGCCACCTTCGAAGGCCTAACACATGGTCACCGTCGAGCAGCTCTTCGTCGAGTTTCCTGAGTTTGCCCGCACGGCATACTCGCTCGTCCAAGCTAAGCTCGACGACGCCGAAGCACTCACCGCGGCGAGCTATTCGGGCGCCACGCCGATCGCGAAGCCGGACGGCATCACGCCCACCGGCACCGTGCTCGTCGACACGGCGCGCGACATGCGCGTCAAATACCTCGCCGCCGAGCTGCTCGTGCTCACGCCCGCCGGCGAGTTTGCGCGGCTCGACCCGAGCAAAGAACCCGACGGCGCGCGCTCTATCTATGAGCGGCGCCGCTTGGAAATCGACCGTAGCTACAACCCGCTCGGCATGGTGCTCTGACATGCCGGTCATCGATAAAGACAAGGGATGGAAAGCGCTTGGCAAGGCTGTCGCGAAGCTCGGCGACGGCCCCTCTGTGCTCGTCGGCGTTCAAGGTGCGAAGGGCAACGCGCCGCACGGCGCCGACGGCCTGACTAACGTCGAGCTCGGCACGATCCATGAGTTTGGCCTGGGCGTGCCGGAGCGCAGCTTTATCCGTGCGGCCATCGACGAGCACGAGCGCGACCTCGTCGACTTTATGGCGCCACTCGGCCAGCGCTGCTTACTCGGCGAACTAACCGAAGCGGCTGCGCTCGGCCTCACCGGCGAAAAAGCCGTCGACCTCATCAAGGATCGCATCCTCGCGCACATACATCCGCCGCTAGAGAAAGCCACGATTGCCGCAAAGGGCGGCATCGAGACGCCGCTAGTCGAACACAGCACGCTGCTCAACTCCATCACCTGGGAACTGGAGGCGAAGTAGCGTGGATTGGCAACTCTTCGCCGACGTCACGCGCACATGGGTCGCGTGCACTTCCCAGATTGTGATCGACAGCGTCGTGTGGACCGGCGAGCCCGAAGGCATGCTGCCGCGACCGCTCGCGCGTCTCAATCTGCTCGGCGCTCCCTACCCTCCCGGTAGCGACGAAGTTAGGTATGTGTCGCAAGGCGACGGCCAAGACGCCGCCGTGCGCATCATCGGCAGCCGCGCCATCACGCTGAGCATTCTCGTGCAGACGCGCGACGGTACCCCGTGGGGCCGAGCGTTCCGCTACCTCGAGCGGGTTCAAAACAGCCTAGCGCTGCCGAGCACGTACAACACCTTCGCCAAGCTCGGCATCTCGCTCGAGCAGCCCGCCGGCATGCTCGTCGACTTGCTGCGATTCCACGACTTCCGAAAGGAATCCGCCGCGAGCCTCGACCTCCGAATGGCCTACGCGTTCGACACGATGTGTGAGTGCGGCGAAGCGCTCGTCCCGGAAACTATCGGCACGATCGAACACGTGCGCGTTGCCGGCACCGTGCACACGCCATTCGGCGGCGACGTCGACGTCGTGCAGGTCCCCGAAAGACAGTTCGACAAATAGGTGATGCATGGGCACTGAGATCGAAGTCATCCAACACACAGTCGTAGTCGCCGACGCTACCGTCACCCGCTTCGGCTTCGGCATTGCGCTCATTGCCGTCAATCACTCCTATTGGCCGGAGCTAGTCCGCACTTTCAGCACGGCCGACGAGCTCACCCTGCCGCCATTCAACGTGCCGCAGAGCAGCGAGCTCTACCGCGCGGCGAAGCAACTCAAGTCACAGTCGCCGAGCCCGCCCACGTACAAGGTCGGCCGACTCACCGGCAGCTTTACGCAGACATTCTCGCTCACGCCGGCGGCGCCGAGTGCGCCCAATCAACACTACACAATCACCATCGACGGCGTCGCGGTCGACGTCACGGCCTCGCCGCCGACCACAGCCGACGCGGTGTGCTTGCAGCTCATCACGGCTATCAACGCCATCACCGACGTCACCGCGACCGGTACGTCGAGCGTCGTCGTGACGAGCGACACTGCCAACGTGACGCACGCCATCTCAAACGTCTCGAGCAACCTCAGCTTCGACGACACCACGCCGGCGCCGACCGTCTTGCCCGCTGTCGACTTGGCTGCCATCCGCGCAGCCGATGGCGACTGGTATGCGCTCGTCATGCTCTCGCCGAGCCAGGAGGCCATCCAGAGCGCCGCAGCATGGGCGCAGCTCGAGCGAGCCATCTACCTCGCCGCGAGCGCTGACAGCGCCATCCCGACGTCTTCGACGACCGACATCGCCAGCGTCTTGCAGTCGCAGTCATTCACGCGCGCGTCGGTTTGGTACCATCCACACCCCGCCGAGCATCTCGACGCGGCTGTCGTCGGTGCCCTTCTGCCGAAGCTCCCGGGGCCCATTACCTTCGCGAACAAAGGGCTCGCGGCGGTCACCATGCAGAGCCCGAACACGTCGCAGCGGCTCGCGCTCAAGACGAAGAAAGCCAACTGCTACGTCAACATCAAGGGGCTTGGTTTCACGCTGTGGGGCTGGGCGGCGAGCGGTCGCTATCTCGACGTAACCGTCGCGATCGACTGGTTCGACGTCAACATCGAAGACCGCATCATCTCGCTACTGCGCAATAACGACGTGGTGCCGTACACCGAGAGCGGCATCGAGCTCGTGCGCTCCCAAATCAACGGCCAGATTCTAGACGGCATCGCCCTCGGAATCATCGACGGACAGCAGCCCTACTCGGTCACTGCGCCGGCGCTCGCGAGCATCGACCCGGCGCTCAAGACGCAGCGCATCTTGCCGGACATGCGTTACACGTACGCCCTCAGCGGTGCAATCCATCAGGTCCGCGTTGTCGGGCTCGTGCAGGTCTGACCCACACCATCAAGAGCCATAGGAGCGCGCATCATGGGATTTAAGGCCTGGAACATCAAAGAGCTCAACCTCAGCCTAAACGCTGTGCCTCTCGACGGCGGCGGCTATGCGGAAGACGAGGTGTTGACTATCGATTGGACGGAAGATTGGTACATGAAATATGTGGGGGCCGACGGTGAGGTCACCCGCACGCGGACCAACAACTTCTCGGCGACGGCTACGCTCAAGTATGCGCAGACCGCCGACGCCAACGACCGTCTCAGCGCCATGCTCTCGGCCGACATCGCCGTGCTCAACGGCGCAGCGTGCGGCGTGTTCATGGCGCGTGACCTCGCCGGCAGACTGCTCGTCACCAGCGCGCGCGCGTGGATCGTCGCGCCGCCGGCCATCAAGCTCGGAAAAACTGTGCAGGTCTTCGAGTGGAAAATCGATTTAGCGGACGCCCGCACATCGTTCTTTGGGGGCCGCTAACGCATGCCGACACGCGCGGTCAAAGAGAAGGTCATTGGAGGGCATCGCTACGAGGTGACGCTGCTCGGCGCTAAGCAGGGCCGTGCGATGCTCGTGCGGCTCATGCGCTCGCTCGGCCCGGCCACGGCCGGATTCATCGAGGGCACGTTGCACGCGAAGGGCGACATCACTGTGTCGCTCGCGTCCGGCGCATCGGATGCGATCCGCGAGCTGTCGCAGCGCGTTACCGAGGCCGACTTCGCGGCCATCAGCGACGAGCTCGCGCGGTTCACCGTCGTGCACCTCGACGCGGAGCACGCGCCCAAGCTCGACGCCATCTTCGAAGAGCATTTTGTTGGGCGCTACGACGTCATGCTCCAGTGGTTTGCGTTCGGGCTCGAGGCAAACTTCTCGAGTTTTTTCGCCGGTACCGCGAGCGACAAGAACACGTTCGCGGAGCGACTCAAGACGCTGATGTCGTTACTGCCGCAATCCCCGCAGGCATCGACTGGGACATCCACCGCATCGCAACCAGCACCCATTACCGGGCAAGCCTAACGGAGATATTCCACGACTGGACTCTTGACGACCTGTACGACGCACACGCGGTGTTAGACATGTACGACGAGCTAGAGCGCCGACAAGCAGCCGCCATCAAGGATCGCCAGTGAGCGCGGTCGTCTTACGCGAGCTCGTCGCCATGCTCGGCCTCCAGGTCGACGAGAAGGCGTTTAAGAAAGCAGACGAAGGACTCAGCAAGGTCAAGAAAGGCCTCGAAGGCGTCGACGGCAAGATGCGCGACGCCAAGGGCCGATTCCTCAAGTCAGGCCAGGCCATGGGCGACGGCGCGGCGGATGGTGCGCGCGCGAACGCCAAGTCAATCGCCAAGAAAGTCACAGACGGCGGCGGCATCGGCAGCGCGATCGGCGCCACGCTCGGCAAGTACATCGGCGGCGCCGCGGTAGTCTCCGCGCTCGCGCACATGACCGAGCTCGCCAGCTCGGCCGATGAGACTAACAACGTGCTGCGCGAGGTCTTCGGACCCGAAGGCGAGTCGCAGGTGCACACCTGGGCTGCCTCCGTCGGCGAGTCGATGGGGCGTTCCAAGTACGCCATGGAGGCCAACGCAGCGGCGCTCGGCGCCATGCTCGAGCCCATGACGGGCGACGCCGGCAAAGCGCAGGCGATGTCGCAGCAGTTCGCTGAGCTGGCCGTCAATCTCGGCAGTTTCTTCAACGCCAGCGACGAAGACGCACTCGCTGCGCTCAAGAGCGGCATCACTGGCGAAGCCGAGCCGCTCAAGAAATTCGGCGTCGTCATGAACGACGCGACGCTCGCCGAATACGCGCACACGCAGGGGATCACTAAGAAGCTCACCGCAATGACCAATGCGGAGAAGACCGAGCTTCGGTACGGCTTCATTCTGAGCAAGACGACCAAAGCGCAAGGCGATGCGATCCGCACCGCTGGCGGCTTCGCCAACCAGCAGAAAGCGCTCGGCGACTCGATTCGCGACCTCGCCACCGACATCGGCAAAAAGCTCTTGCCCGTCGCCAACAAGATGCTCGGTTGGGTGCTCGCGTCGATCAAGCAGTTCGGCAAGCTCACGCAGACGAGCAACATACTCAAGGCGGCGTTCGTCGTGCTCGGCGTCGCCATGCTCTACGCGTTCGCGCCGGCGCTGCTCACCATCGGTGCCGTGGCGGCGGCGATACTCGTCGTCATTGGCGTGCTCGACGAGTTGATCACGTGGTTCGAGGGCGGCGAGTCACTCTTCGGCGACCTACTCAATAAGATGTTCGGCGAGGGCGCGTCGGACAAGGTGCTCGACGAGTTCAAGCACGCGATCGAAGCCGCGCGCGAGGTCTACGACCGCTTTATCGAGTCTATCAAGAGCTTCGATTGGTCGGGATTCTTCGACCGATGGGGTCGCCGCATTCAAGAGTTCGGCGGCACGCTGCGTGAGTTCAAGAACAAATGGGATGAGATTCTCTACGAAGAGGCCGGCTCGCCAACGAGCGGGCCGCTCGCCGATCGCCACAACGCGCGCGTACTCGCCGAAGCCGCGGAAAACCTCGCAGCGCAAGAGCGAAAGAAGCGCGCCGACGAAGTACACGCCAAGGTGCTCGCCGAGCGAGCCGCAGCGGCTGCAGAAGAGCAACGCCGACTCTCGGCCGACACAGAGACCAATCGCGGCACGCCGGGCTTTGCGTACGCCAGTCCATACGCATCCTATACCGGCGGCGCCGTCACGGCACCGCTGCCGCCGCCGGCGTCGTCGATCAATAGCGTCTCGCCGGGCTCCATCACCATCAACAACTACTTGCCGCCGAACGCCAACGTGTCCGACTACACGCGCCAGCAGCAACGTGCGGCAGACATCCAAATGCGCCGCACCAAACAAGAGCTTGAGCGCACCGCGCCGTAGGAGACGAGCCCGATGCCGTTCAACAACACGCGCGAAGTCACGCACATGCAAATCGATGGCATATGGATCGACTGCAGCGTGCGCGAGAGTCACGGCATGACGGCGCAGTGCACGCAGTTTCCGGTCGAAGACGGGCCCAACATCAGCGACCACGTGCGCACGCAGCCTGAGACGCTGCATATCGAGGGCATCGTGACTAACACGCCCATCGAAGCCCCGAAGTCACACGCCGGCTCTGACGTGCTCATGAGCACGAGCTACCCGCTGCTCGACCGAGACGGCCGCGCCATTCTCACGACCCACGACACGTTCAAAACCTACCCGATCGAAGGTGAGCCGGTCGCGGGCTGGTTGAGCGTGCTGCCATTCGTCGGCCAGGTGTACGACCTCTCGCGCGCCGCGAGCGACCCGCGCACGCCCAAAAAGAAGCTGCAGATGGCGGTCACGGAGCCCCAAGGCATCCGCAACAACATGTCGATGCAAGCGCTGCAGATGGTGGTCGCGCCGACCATCACGAGCACGCCGTTCGGGCCGAGCGACGCGAACGCGGTCGGCAGCTCCTTCGACCGCGTCGCCGCCGTCGCGGCCGCGCTGCGTGACACCTACGCGCGGCGCAAGGCTGTCCAGGTCGTCACCGCATACCGCGTCTACAACAACGCCGTCTTGATTGAGCTCACCGTGACGCGCGACGCGTCGAGCTCGGCCAACGCGCTCATGTTCACGGCGCAATGTCAGATGGTCAATGTCGTCGGCGTCACCTACGGCTCGCCACTGCCTACGCAGGTCCGCGCCACGCCGGCGAAGGCCAAGGGCACACAGAACACCCAGCCGACCAAGCCCGGCGAAGTCTCGCCCGACCTCAAGCGTAAGGTGAGTGGCGCCAAACAAGTGTTTGACGACCTAAAAGACAGACTCACCGGCGTCGCGCCCGCTCCCTAACGCATGGCAAGCATCCGCATCACGACGACGCCCGACGTCGACACGACCCAACGCGTGCAGCTCAGCGGCTCGAGCTACTCGCTGCGCATCGTTTGGAGCCAGCGCGGCGCGTGCTTTCGCATGAGCGTGTCGGACACCGCCGGCGTGCCGTTGATTGTCGGCGTGCGCATGATCACTCTCTACCCGCTGCTCGAGCGCTACCACTACAACACCAAGCTGCCGCCGGGTGACCTCTGGTTTCTCGACCTGCGCGACGAGAGCGGCAAGCCGACGCTCGCCGAGATGGGCGACCGATATCGCCTCTACTACGTCACTGACGACACTTGGTGACGCATGGCCGACCAGAGCATCATGCCGGCCGACGCACTCTTCGACCGCGTCTACTCGCTGCAGGTCGAAGACATGACCATCACCGAGCTGAACGTGAGCTTTCACGTCAAGCGCTCGCTGTCCGCTAAGGTGTCCGGGCGCTGCGACGTCGTGATCAACAACCTCTCCGAAGACACCCGCAAGCGGCTGCACGCCATGCGCCAGGTCTACGTGTCGCTCGAAGCGGGCTATGCACCCACGGGGCTTAGTCTCATCTTTCGCGGCGACCTCTCGGAAGCCTGGAGCTCGCGCGACGGCACGCAGTGGACCACCACCATCACGAGCGACGACGGCGGCAAAAAGAAGAAAAGCGCGCGCGTCCAACGCAACTACGTCCAGGGCACACCCCTTGCCAAAATCATCACAGACATCGCCGCCGCTATGCAGGTCGGCGC